CCCATCCAAAAGACTGCTCCATTTACGAATGTCGCTGCGTGTTGACCAATACATCCACAGTTTGTACCAACTTGTCTAACACTAAATGTGAATGGTGGACCAACAAATTGAATTACATATGCAGCAAGATCAGTTATGACAAACACATAATCTTTACCTTGAAGTGCTGCTCGTATTTCATTACCGGTATCTAATCTAAATGTACCTGCAGTGTTAGTGGCTGTTGGTGTGTATGTATTTAAATCTTCTTGATTAGAAAATCTTACAAACATCGGATCTTGTGTAGTGGTATCACCAATAGTTGTTTCAGTTCCAAAATGAAATAAGTGTCTATCTCGATCGGAGACTAATGTAAATCTGCTGGCTGTAGGATTATTACCGGTTGCAAAACCAGATGTAGTTAACGATGCTCGTTGAGCTCTTGGATTAGATGCACCTGCATTCCATGTAAATGTTTTACCATTAAATATAGTTGCAACTAATACCTGACCAAAGTTATCAAGACTCCAGTTTCCTGGATCTAGAATCACAGAACTTGTAGCTCTGGCTGTGCCCCAAGTCGATGCTCCCCACGTAGATGTGCTCCAACCAAATCCTGTAGTTTGTGTTGTTGGTCCAACTTCAACATAAGGATTAACAGTTACAGAGCCAGCCGCAGTCATACCTGTACCTCCTTCAGCACGTGAAGCCTGTACTGTAAATTTATCGACATCAGGTACAGTTAATATTTCATAGACTTGTTCTAATTCGGCTGCTGTAAAATCAGATGCTCCTGTAACGGTAACTGATGAAAGAGTTACGTATCTTCCAACTTCTAAACCATGTGAGCCTTTATCAATAGTAACAGTTCTTGATCCATTAACAGTTGTTAATGTGCCTCCAGTAATTGCTGTATCTAAAGGTGTAATGTCATAAAAGTCATTACCATAATAAAGAAATAAACCTTGAGACGTTCCAATTGCAGTATATTTTTCACCTGCAAAACTAGAAAATGCAACTTGTGCTCTGGCTGCGCCAGGTAATGTTTTATTAGCTGCTGTAAGCTGTAGCCAACCACCTATTTTTTCAGGTAGTCCGTATCTAAATCTAACAAAATCACCATCAGTCCACTGACCCTCGGCCCCTGATTCCGTGTCTTGTTTATTAAAGCCTGGCTTGAATTTTAATTTTTGTAGCATATAATAGCTTATATAACACTTATTTAAAATATGAAAGACAGATTATAATGGAAAAAACTGTAAATATCACCAACTTTATTGGGGTATATGATAACTATATTACAAAGGAAGAATGTAATAAAGCAATTAAAATTTTTGAAAATCAAGATAAATTTAATAATACAGTTAATAGAATAGGTGGAGAAAAAGCGTCTATACTACAAAAACAAGATCAACAATTTTTTGCTTTTGGAAATAACGTAGACGTTTGGTGGGAAGATTTAAAATCTTTGATGATAAATTTTGATTTAGCTTGGAATCATTATGTTGAAAATGTGGGAGCTAAAGAAGCTTATGGGGTGCCTTTTCATTTTACTTGTTTAAAAATTCAAAAAACTTTACCAACAGAAGGTTATCATGTTTGGCATATTGAACATGGAAAAGGATTTGAGAATGAACCTAGAGCTTTTGTTTTCAGTATTTATTTAAACGATGTTAAAGAGGGTGGAGAAACAGAATTTTTACATTTTTCTAAAAGAGTAAAACCTAAAACAGGTCGTATAGTTATTTGGCCTGCTGCATTTCCATATGTTCACAGAGGTAATCCACCATTATCTGGTGAAAAATATATTCTAACTTCTTGGATGATGTTAAGATAAATGAATCATACTGAATACATTGTTGAAATTCATAATATAATAAAGCCAGTATTTATAGAAAAATTAATTCCTTTTATAAAACATAAAGCAAAAAAAAATTTACCTATAGATGCAGGTCTTAATAAAAATGTAAGAAATGTAAAAGGTCATCAGTTACTTTTACATACTCCTACAGACATATTCTATTTTAATATTATTAAACAGGAAATAGAAAGACTTTATTCTTTTTATAAAATTAAGTTTCCTCTAATGAAAAGTGAAAAAGTAAATCAAATAGATTTATTAAAATACATAGCTGGTGGTAAGTATACTCCTCATGTGGATAGTGGCACTTCTACTAATAGAACCTTGAGTGTGATAATGAACTTAAATGATAATTATGAGGGAGGTGATTTAATATTTACTAATCAAAAATACGAAGAAATAAAAAGATGTAAATTAGGTAAAGGATCTATTGTTTTTTTTCCAAGTAATTTTATGTATCCTCACAGTATTGAAACAATTACAAAAGGAACAAGGTATAGTATAGTTGCATGGCTACAATAGATTATAAAATAATAAAAAATTTTTTTAGTGATGATGAATTAAAAATAATTAAAAAATATTGTGATAGTAAATTAGATGAAGGTGAATATAGATTTGATCCTCAATCTTTTTCACCCGCATGGTATCATGACCCTTTGATGATTTCTTTGTTAGATTTTAAATTACCAAAAATAGAAAAAGAGTCTAATCTAGAATTATTTCCTACTTATGCGTATTGGAGATATTATATTTTTGGTGGATCTTTAAAAAAACATACAGATAGACCAGCGTGTGAAATATCTATTACTGCTTGTATTAAAAAATATGATAATTGGCCTTTAATTATAGAGGGTGAAACCATAGAATTAGAGGAGGGAGATGGTTTATTGTATGCTGGTTGTGTCCAAAAACATGGACGACCTGGTACATACAAAGGAAATGGAATGGCGCAATTATTTTTACATTATGTTGATAAGAATGGAAATTTTAAACATCACGCTTATGATAATTTTACTAAAGAAACTAATAAAAAATATTCAAAAGAAGATCAAATAAACATAAAAACAGTATAGTTGCATGGCTACAATAGATTATAAAGTAATAAAAAATTTTTTTTCAAAAGACGAATTAAAAATTTATCAAAGATATTGTGATAATAAAATAGCGGAGGGTCAATATGATTTTTCACCTATATCTTTTTCTCCATTTTATGTTGATGATCCATTGATGCTTTCTTTATTACATTATAAATTACCAGTCGTAGAAAAAGAATCTAACTTAAAACTACTTCCAGGATATGCTAGTTTAAGATATTATGTTTTTGGAGGAAGTCTATATATTCATAGAGACAGACCTGTTTCAGAAATAAGTGTTACCTCATGTCTAAAAAAATATGATAATTGGCCACTTATTATTGAAAATGAAACTATAGAGCTTGAAGAGGGAGATGGACTGTTATATTCGGGATGCATACAAAGACATGGCCGTCCTGGGATATATAAAGGAGAGGGTATGGCTCAAGTGCTTATGCATTATGTTAACAAAAATGGACCTTTTTTACACCACGCAAACGATGCTTTTAATAGAGAAAGAAAACTAAGATTTAGTATCGAAGACAGAAAAATTATTAAAAAGGAAATTGAAAAATATTCTATGAGGAATAAGAAGTAGGTCTTGCACCTAATCTAGCGACTTTATCAGATTCACTTTCACCATCAACATTATCATTATCCCAATCAGCTTGTAATTGAGCTAAATGTGCTGCATCCCATCTATCGATAAAATCTTGAAAGTCACCTAAATTTGCATCTTCCCAAGTAGAGTGCGGAGTTGCGTCTCTATATTCTACAGTGTCACTTGGATTTGATGTTCCATATTGGATAGCCCAAATATTATTCCATTTAGCTAGTCCCCAAAAATCATTATCAGAAATTACATATGAAGTTCCCGCTGCATCACCAGATTGTTTGATAACCATCTTGTCTTCAAATACTACTGTCCATGTTGCGTTAGTTGCCATAATTTCTCCTACGTCTTAATAATATAAATAATTGTTAAATAAGGTTGAACAACCGAAGTTGCATCACCAGAAAAAGTTGCACTCATGTTATGTTGGTGACCAGTACCAGATCCTGTATTACCTATAGATATATTAACGCTACCTGGATTAACTCTACCTCCTGAAAAAATTCCTGGTGCACCTTCATCTGGTGGTAGTCCAGTACCTGCTCTTGATGGACTTGTATTTCCAGGGTGATTGTGAGAAGCAAGTTGACCTGTTGATAAAGTTGCGTTAGCTGTTGATCCTCCAACGTTTCCAGTTGAAGTTACAGTATTTGCTCCACCAGTTGATGCTAAAGCTTTAGTTCCAGATTTTCCAACTGCTACGTTATCTTGTAAATCTGGTACATTAAAAGTAGTTGCACCATCTCCAGCTCCATAAGTTGTACCTATGATTGCAAACAATGCAGAATAAGTTGATCTTGAAACAGCTGCACCATTACATTCTAAGAAACCTGATGGCACTGAAGAATCTGACCATGGCACAATAGTTGCTGTAGGAATTCCTTCGATACCAGTAAGGTTTGCTCCGTCGAAATC